CAGCGAATGGACAAAATGCAATTAGCTGGATTCTTCATATGGGTCCCCTCCGACACGATCGAGCGTGACTCGAAATCACTTGACGAGCAACCCTATAGCGTTTTGCAACCACCGTGCCGATACCATGGGATTGCGAGCCCAGAAGCGGATCAAGCGCTTCGTGAACTTTTAGCCTCTATCACTCAGTTTGCGTCGGATAATTGGGATGACTTAACCGCTGGTGACGAGTGATCGCCGGGTGGTTCATTTTGCCAAGTCAATTTCTCATAACTCACTTACGATAATTCCTCTTTACGCAAGTGCTCGACTAACCACGAATACGCGCACCTTCACCTCTCCGCAACCGCCGCGCCGTGTCGGAATCCGCGCCAGCCTGCTATAGTGCCGTCATGCCCGACAAACCTGAAATTACCGACGACCCCATGATCAACCTCACCGCGCACGGTGCGAATGAACTTTTCGCCAAGCGTCGGGTCCGGGAAACCGCCGAGGGGCAGGAACCATCCGAACTGGTGAAGGCCAGCCCGTTTCTGATGGAATGCTGGACGCTCTCGCCGAAACGTCTCCCGACGTTAGAGCATCGCGCGCGGGTCGCCGTACTCTTAAAAGAGTCATCCTCCAGAACACCCTTCTCACTGAAGCGCGAGAAGGAACAGGATCCGGACTACTGGACGAAATTATCAGCCGCAGCGCCAAATCTGTACAGCCCGGAGCGGTGTCTGAAGGAATTTTCTATGCTCAGTCCAGACAAGCAGAAGCTCTAGGCCGTGATGACTTTCGGCGAGCGCGTCACCCGCATCATCATCGACGAGGAGATGAAGCGCGCGGGCGTGATCTACATCGACGGGCTGGCGGATCGTCTCGCCGCCTATCTCGATGCGCTGGAACGCGAGCGCTATCTTGCCGACGCCTCAGAGCTTGCGAGCCAATCTGTGACCAGCCTGTATGACGCCTTCATCGAATTCATTCCGGCATCGCTCGATGCTTGTCCGCTTGTCGAGGGGTTTGAGATCCGACCGTTCGTCATGTTGCCCTGGCCGCCGGGTATGGCGCGGCATTAGACGCTCATCTCCGACTTCGCGAAATCGACGTGATCACTTTCGGCGTCCGGCCCGCTCCCTTCCGCGATTCTCTGACGACGGCGGGGAACAGCGCCGACAGTGCCCAAACCATCGCGTCGAGCCTGTCCGGCGAGCGGTCGCCCATGTAGCCGGCAAGCGTCATCGAGCAGAGCTGGTTTTCCAGTTCGAGGAACCTGCCGACGAGCGAGACCTTGCCTTGCTCGAACAGAGCCGCGATCGGCTCGGCGCGCACGACCTTGCCGCGCGAGGCCGTCACCTCCCTGAACGTCAGTGGGTAGCCGTCATCCGTCGAGGCCGTGCGGATCACCTCCTGCACCATCGCGCCGCCGTAGTTCGTTTCACCGACGACCGCATCGGCTTGCCAACGATGGTATGCCGAGGCAACAACCGTTTTCCATGTCTCCGGTCCGAACCGGCCGGACAAATCCTCAAGCACATAGGCGCGGCCGTCCGTGCCGAGCCCGGCCACGATGATGCCGATCTCATCGGAGCGAAGATCTTCCGGACCACGGCATCCAGACGGATCGACGGCGATGATCACGCGCTGCATGTCGGGCGGCGAACCGTCGAGAAGCCGCCCCTTGTCGAGCATTTCCAGCGTCCACAGCGCGGAGCCGTCCTCATCGGAAAACACGCCGAGCAGGAAGCGGCGGCGGCGACGTTCATCGAGATTTTCGAGTTCGGCGATATAGTCGGCAGGCAGGTTTTCGCGATTGTCTCCCGGGTTCATCAGCAACGCGGCGTAATTGTCCGGATCGCGCAACGGCTGATGTCGCGCCGGATCGATCTTGTTTATGAAAATCTGATAGGTCCAGTGGCGCTTGCTGGGTGGGTTGCAGTCGTAAAATGCTTTCAGCGGAAGCTCGGTCTTCTGGGCGAGGCGAGTCAACGCCACATCACGGCTGGCAACCTGGATCTGCGAGCATTCATTCAAAACCAGCGTGGCGAATTCCATGCCTAAGATTTTTTCGGTGCGCTCTTTCTCATCGAGACCGCCGAACCAGATCTGCGAATTATTCGATAGTTCCCAGAAGAAGTCCTTCTTGTCCATTCGGTATTCGCAGCCGGGAAAGCACAGCGCCATCGCCTTCGGCATCGTATCGTGCCAAACGGACTGGATGACGGCATTGAACCGGAAGCGCAGAATGGCGTGACGGCTCGTGCAAAGCAGCGCCCGCCCGACGACCTCACGAATGATCTGAAAGGTCTTACCTGATCTCGAACCGCCGAACAGCATCACGTGTTTGGCAGGCGATCTCAGCAGCTGCTCGGCTTGTATCTGGCGCGCGGTAAGCTGACATTTGGCGCCAAGCCGTTCCCGGATGCCCGGCGTCGCCATGAGCGCCTTGATCTTCTTTGGTGGCAGCGCAGCTATCATGCGCTCAATCGTATCGAGATCAGGGATGTTCATCGATCGAGCGTCCCCCGGTTGCGGTGCCGGCGCTTCTGCCAACTCCTTCGGTCATCGCGGCGATTCTGGGCTTCTTGCCTACGGATAGCCCTATCAATCTCATGACCTATCCGGTAGCCGGCGGCGATTGGGTCTAACGGCTCGGGTTCTGGCTCCGGCTCGGTCTTTGGCTGGCGACGAGGCGGTGGAGGCGGTTTGATGCTGTCGGCAAGATCGAGCGCAGCTTCAAGCGATGTTCGGAGGCCGTGCAGCTTGCCGCTATTGTCGTAGACCATGAAGCGGTCGCACTGGGCGCTATGGGTCACATAGCCGTTGGCACGCTGCGCCTTCTCGCCTAGCGCGATCGATGTTGGCCGCGGCGGGGGAAATTGTTGCCGCAAGGCAGCCTCGATGTCCTCACCGGCCGTACCAGCGGGGAATCTGGCAATCGATCCGTCTGGTAGCTTGACATCAGGCATCTTCCAGCTTGCCGCTTTCCGGGTTGAATGTGCGAATGCGTGGATGGTCCGCCGTCTCGAGCGCAGTTTCGGGTTCCTGATTTGTTGTTTCGATTTCACGAGCATCCGGCATGTCAATCGGCGGCAAATCCTCCACGCGCCCCTGATTGAGCATTTGCATGACACTCAGAGCGATCTGCTGAGTGGACAGGTTTTCAGGAATGAGGGGCTTGCCATTCTTGCCGGTAAGCTCGCCCTTATCGATGACAAGTCCGAGAAGTTTGGCCTTGCCCATGGAAGCGGCAACCATGGCGGCCGGTGTCTCAATGCGTTCGGCGAGGGCGCGGGCGCTTTCCAATTCAGCAACGAGGTCGTCAACTGTGATTTCGTGACGTTCCTGGTGCTGACTTTTCAGTTGATCGACCCTTGTTGCGACCTTGCTGTTATTCAGAAGCTCGTGGGCGTTTCGCCAGATGGTTTCTTCTTTCATCTTGGCTGCGTCGTAGGCTCGGCGGTAAGCTTCAGAGGCGTTGCCGGTTTCGATATAGGCTTGCGCGAATTTTTCCTGCTTGACGGTGAGCTTCGGTTCGCTGACCTTCTCGGCGTTGAGGCCTTCAGCGGACCCCAGCCGAACGGTTGGTGCGGGTTTCGTCTTTGATGCCTGCTTGGTTTTCGACGCAGTGCTGCGCTTGTTCGTCATGCAGCTAAATCCTTCTCCGCCTTTCGAGGCGCTCCAGCGATGTCTGGCATGCGGCTGACGATTTGCATCCAGCAGGAAGCCGTTTTTTGCATGAGACCTTGGTAAAGGCCGTTGCGGATGGCTTGTTTTTCAGCTGCGGTCCTGCGATCGATTTCATCGATGAATGCTTCGAGCTGATGGATGCTGAAGGGCGTTGGCGTCAATCGGGTTATGGCGAACTTCAAGGCTTTGGCTCGCTCGCGTTTATCCGCAGTCTTCCATTCGCCGGATGCGATTATGGAATCGGAAATGATTGTTGCAAGTTCCGGCATGACACGGAGCATATCGAGGTGAAGATTGTTCATGCTGGTGCCTCTCTTCTTTCGGCGCGGATCTTGCGCATCAGGTCGCGCATATAGGTCCGGTAGCGTTCTGGGTTCGCGGCGCGCCAGCGGGCGACGCGGGCTTTGTCGCTGGGTGCGGCCGGCCGGTTAGTTACGCCGCCTGCACGCTGGTTAGTTACGTTAGTTGCGGGTGCGACAGATGAGGCGTGACTAACAGTCTCAGGCCGCGGGACACGCTTTGCAGGTTGATGCCTCTGCTGGCGCTCCTCGAACTGCGCCTCGCGCATCGCCCTCAATGCCGCTTCCCTCGGTCCGATTTTGCTCATGGCGTTTCTGAATTATCCTGCGAGACTTGGACTGCTATCCATAACTGGCACAGACATACCTGCTTGGAGTGCCCCCTGCACTCACCGAGATTGCTCGACCAGTTTCGGCAGACAGTATGCCAGCGCTGGCCACACTGAGAACTTCGTTTTCTGCGGTCAATTGGTCGTCGTTTTCAGTCAACCCGCTCCATGTGACCGATGTCGGCGTAATAACTATGTTAGCATTGCATCCAACTGCGACACCGTTTTCAGGGATGTTCAGAGACATTGAGTTTTGACTGTCACCATCGGATGCTGGATCGAAATCAAAGTTTGAGTTCGACGCAAGATTGGCAGCTCGATATGTGCCGATCATCGTATTCAGCATAGGTCCTGTCCATGTGACGACAACATCCCCATCCGCCCCTGATGCTAGCGTCGCAGAGTAGATGCCGACATGGCCGTTGCGAGTATTGCCTACATTCCTGTAGAAGATATCCTCCGTCAAGGAGTTGCCGCCAACCGTGACGCTTGTCATTGTTTGCTCTGAAGTGCCTGAAATTCCGGATACTGCGACGATGATTAGCCTTGAT